ATGCTGGTTACGGCCGATACAACGGCCATACCAGCCCAGAGGCCACCCTTTGATTTATTGGCCATTTCCAGCAGCAGTTTGACGTCCTCGCGCAAGGCGTGAACCTCAGACTGGAGGACTTCTACTTGCGCTTCGAGTTTTCCAAACTCTCTCAGATCAATTTCAGACATTTTCCTGTTTCCTTGGACGGCCGGGTCGCCTCATTTGAGGTATCGGGGCTGAAAATGCGGTGTCAGTGCGTACAGCGTCTTGATGCAATGGTTCTTCGTTTCCTTCCTCATCCACTCGGACGTAACCGGCGTGGCCCTTCATGCTGTCGATATCATGCTGAAGCGTGAAGGTGACGGTTTGACCGCTGGAGAGGCAGCGAAAAGTTGCAGACATAAATACTCCAGTGAAAAATCGGGGGCCGAAACCCCCGATTATTAGGCCAACGAACGAGCGACGACCAGACGCAAAGTGCTAGATGCCAGGTTAACCGTGCCGCCAGTCTCGTTTTGGAAACGAATACTGACGACGTTAGCTGCGCTGACGTAAGCCTCTACGATCAAGCCTGCCTCATCGACGCTAAGAGATGCACCCAGCACCATATCGCCCAGGGCAACGCCCGGAACAGCTACGGTGTCGGTATCGCCAGCGCCGTCGTCAAGGCTGTCGGCGTCAATCGTTGCGCGAACCAGCCAAGTATCAGAAAACAAACCGCGAAACTGGTCGTTACCAGCGCGGACTACTACGGAAGTTGCATTTGCCATGATGTTCTCCTAAAGGTTAATCCCCGGCCCGAAGGCCGGGGGCTCAATTAGGCCGGAACAGCCAGAGCAAAAGCCGACGACGAAGTAGCAGCACCGACGGTAGCAGCAGTACGCATGGCCTTCACGCCGTAGATCATGTCTGCGGTGTAGAGAGTTGCCAGGTATTCCTGCTTGTACTGGGTCTGCGAACGAACGCCCATCTGCTCAACCAGCACCATCGCGTCGCGGTGGCCCATCAGGCAGATACGGTCAGCACCGGTGTTGCCTGCGCCGTAGTCAGCGTTGGAGGTAACGAACACGGGGATGCCGTACAGGTTGCCGATTTCGCCGTTGCGAATCGCGTTGCCATTGCCGACGAATGCCTGCTCGGTGTAGCGAGCCAGGCCCATCAGGGTATTACGCGACGACGGAGGGATGATGAAGAAACGACCGTCCATCGGGGTGTCGTTGTCATCCAGACGCTGGATCGTGCGACGGATTGCAGCGTCGGTCAGTGCAGCAGCGTTCGAAGTCGAGCTGTTGTAGGCCGTGGTGCCGTCCGAGCCGATGTAGGCCTTGGTCGATGCAGCCGAGGTGGCGTAGTCGTTGGTGCCGATCGTAGCGCCGTTGAATGCGCGGCCCAGCTGAACCAGATCAGTATCGACCTGCTTGGCCAGAGCGTAACCGGCGTCGTCAGTGTAGAACTGACGCAGCGAGGTCAGCGCTTGCGTTTCAACGATGTCTTCGATCAGGCGGCTGTACTCGTAGTGCTTGTCGATCGAAATTTGCACTTCGTTCTCGGTCGCAGCGATCAGAGTAACAGCGTTGGTTGCGCCTTTTGCCGAGGCGGAGCCACGGGTCGGGGACGGAACGTGAACGGTGTCGCCTTTCTTGCCACGGAAGTTCATCTTCATGACCAGATTGGCCAGAACGAGGTTCTTCTTGTACGACGCAACAATTTCATCACTCCAAATCTCTGGAATAAAGGTTGCTGCTGTAGTGGTCGTTACACTATTTGCTGGGCTAAATGCGGTTGCCATGTCTAACTCCTAAAGTCAAAAGTAATATTTACTTGACCCGACCTTCTGCATACGCCGCCATAATTTCAGGCTGTAACGCATCGTAGCGAGCCGGGTCGGTCATTTTTAGCCGAATCAGGTCTGCCCTACGGTAAACACGCTTTGAAGACTCTCCAGTTCCACCTGTGTCGACTTGTGCGGACTTCATCTGCTGCTGGCGCTTGTCTTTAGCTTCTGACTGCACCTGCTGCGTCTTGACGCCCTTAATAGCCTTGTAGGTAGAGAGCAATTCATTACCAGCATCAAAATCAAACTGAGCATCTGCCTTGGCGTAAAGTTCCAGACGTATCGGAGACGACTTGACCCATGCGTGAAACTCTGGGTCAGCTGCCACCTGCATAAAGTCAGGGTGCTCTTGCGCCATGCGCTGCTGCGTTTGCATTTTTTTAAACTCAAGCGACGCCTGCCTTGCGGCTACAACATCAGGATGAGTTGCTACTGTTTGCTGAATCGCCTTCTGAGGGTCTTCATAGAAGTCCACTTCAGGCTCTTTTTGCTCAACAGGTTGCGATCGGCCGCTGAGATTCTGCTTGATGAGCTCATCTGCCAGCTTTCGCACTTCCCCGACTTCTTGCGCCTGTCGGCCGATTACTTTTTCGGCTTCCTGGTGCATTTTGATGATGTCATCGATCGATTTGTTTCTGTATCGATCTGGCACTTCAGGCGCTGGGGCCTTGGTGCTATCTTCAATTTCGGGTAGTTTCGCGTCGTCTGCCTCGATTTCGCTCGGCATCTCGGGTTCTTTATCTATCAACATGTCGAAGTTCCTTTTCCTGCCATCTTTTGGTTCCCAGGATTAAACATGAACAGGGCATTTCTGCTTATCTGTTCGCCTTCTGCTCCGATTTTAGCTTGTCGCGGTGCTTTTTATCAAATTGATGAAAAGCCGTCGGGAAATGCCCCGACCACCCCTCCAACCTAAACGGTGTGGCAGATATTACGCGGCTGGCTAACTTGCCGCAATTGCAACTAACGGTCTTGTCCTCATAAGACGTGAACCGTTCGATGCGCTGTCCGCTTTCGCAGACAAATTCATACATTCTTTTCATCTTGCAAGTCCTCGTAAGCCTGTTCGCTGACCTGTTTTAGTGTGGACAGCCAGGTTAGTATCGATAACTCACCCTTCTTAAATTGTAAATCTTTTTCGTTCTCCACAACAGAAATGTTGTTGAGCGATTCTTTTATTTTTTCAATGTCGTCAATCAGATCACGCCAGCCTGGCGTGGCCATCATGGCGAACCTGTCTTCGTAGTATTTTTGTAACTCGGGCGTCATAGCGTTCCGATCTGTTCAGACGTCAATGCCACAACGTCAGTGCTGGATAGCGCCGCGATCTGGTCGCTGGTAATCGTCGGTAGCGGATCGGTCGGCAGCTCTGTGATACCCGGCAGCTCGTACTCAATCCACTGCATCTGGTCGTGGTTCCACTTCCAGCGGTAGCCATCGCGATCTACAGGCTTCGGATCGCGCACCACCCATTGCCAGTTCAGCCACACCACCTCTTTGCCTTCAGGCGCCTCTGGCGGCATTTCGACTTCAATCCAGCCTTCAGTGCCGTCTGTTTCGTTTTTCGGTATTGACCCGTTTTTAGTCCACATATTTCACCTTATTGAAGCGGGAATGCTGCTGTTGGGGAACTAGATATAGTTCTTGCATAACCTTTTGTTATTCTAAGGTCATCAATATATCCATTGTAATAAGCAGAAGTAGACCTTAATTCAACACCAATTGCTAATGTCCTGTTTGATAATCCAACTTGACCTGTATGCGTAAGCGTAGTTGCATCAGCAGTTCCGTTAAGATATACCTTTACATTTCCTGTACCTGTTCCAGACCTAACCAATGCAAAATAAGTCCATGTATTTGCACTTATTGCTGTGGTGCTTGTAAGATTAACAGTTGAACTTAATCCAGTTGCAACTGTAAAAACAAATTTTGCAGATGAATTTATTGATATCTGAAATTGTCCTGTAGTGTAACTGCCAAGTCCATTAGTCCAAACATCTACTAAAATCGCTGTTGCAGAAACAGATGACGGATAAATCCATCCTTCAATAGTAAAGTCGCCAGTGCCAAAATCATAAAAATTACTTGCTGGTGACAATAAGTAATCGCCAGTGCCATCAAACTTCATTGAAGTAGTACCCCACTTTGCCTGAGTGGTACTTACTTGAGCATCAGCAACAGTCTCTAATACATTCTTTGCAGAAGAATCGTATATACCTGCGTTAGTGAAATTAAGAAGAAGCGCAGTATTAGATGCAGTTACTCCACCAGACGTTGTTGTTGGAGGCGCAGTTGGAGGCGTAAAGTCGGATGTATATATCCCCTGCCCATTTATTAGTCGAAGTCCAGAAATGTATCCAGTAAATACTGCTTCAGTTCCATCTTGGTCAGCGCCAATAGATAGGTTTCTTGTACCAGTTCCTACTGACGTTTGGTTTGTCGTAAAACTTTGACCGACACCATTAACAAACACTTTTAGGTTATTGGTTCCAGTCCCAGACCTTGACGCAGCAACATGATTCCAAGCATTAAGTTTTACAGTCGTTGTAGTGTTTCTAAATGATGTGGCAGTAGTTGAATTTAGATATAAAGCAAATTGCAAACTTGAATTAATATCTAAATCCCAATCAGAATCCGTGCCATATTCACCAAATCCAACGATAATTGCACCTTGCGTAGCATTTGGCGTTGCAGTTGGATATACCCATGCCTCAAAAGTAAAATCAGTATTTGCGGCAGGAAGAAAAGCACTATTTCTTGCAATACTTAAATAATCACCAGCTCCATCAAAATACCCACTACCACCTACTACAGACGAATCATAAGCTGCTGTAGGAGCAAATGGGCTAAAGGCTTGGATTGAAGTTTGTCCGGCAACAGTAATTGTTGCTGAAGATGCATTATCAACAAAACGATTACTTTGCAAAGTTAGCAAAGTTGTTCCTGAATCTGCAGTTAAAGCAGACGTTGGGTTAGAAGATATTGTTCTTGCTGTTGTGTTATTAAATCTAAAATTGGATAAATAACCGGTAAATTTATTTGTTGTTGTGGCTCCTCGTTGGTCAATAGGAGCGCCAATAGTCATGCCAGTATCTGCAAGGTTTGTGCTTACGGTTGCAGTTCCTGCGCTAGTGCTATTTACATACAAAGTGACTGTTGTTCCGCTTCTTACAATGGCAATGTAATACCAATTATTTGCCGTATACGTACTAGAAGAAGTGATGCTAGTCCCACCAACAACGGCAACAATGTTGCCGCTGGTATTCATATACGAATAAATAGAAGCGGTATTGCCAGCAGCAGTTCTTGTGTCAAAAAATACAGGAGTATTTGAAAAAGCAGTTGGATAAACAAAAAAATCAACCGTAAAATTTCCTGAACAAGAAAAATTACTGCTATTTGCTAATGTTAAATAATCTCCATTACCGTCAAAATATCCACTCCACCCCGTCTGCGAGAACGGCGAGAACGTACCCTGCGTCGTGTTGCCGTTGCGGGTGATAGGAAAGCCGGTAGATGTAATGGTCGTGCTTGATACCGTCTGCGATGCGCTGACCGTGTAAGTACCAGTGCCACCAGTGCCAGTACCAAGCGCAGTAATCGTAGTTCCCGCTGTTACGCCAGAACCAGAAATACCAATACCAACTTTTATAGTTCCTGAAGTTACCGCAGAAACCGTCAAAGTTGTTCCAGAGATAGCACCAGTAAATATAGCAGGGTTACCATCATCTAAGAACGTATTGTTTTGAGCGCCATTAGTGCTGCTGGTATTTAATAGTAGTGTTACACGATTAAAATAAGCATCGACAGCAGCAGAAACAGCAGACCGAGTAAATCCGTAAGCCCTAGCTGATGCTGCACCAATTGTAGAAAGCAACCCCATTATTTAATCTCACTTAAACTGAGTTTGAGATGCAAATACAGTAAACGCGGCATTACCAGTCTTAACTATAGTGTACGTATAAGCGTCAATTGCGCTTGCATTACCAGCAGACCAAGCTGTACCACCCTGATATTTAGGTGTAACACTCGATCCATCAACCTGAATCGCATTATTGTAATAAGCCGTAGAACCTTGAGTTACCAAGAAAGTTATCGTAATTGATTCGCCAGTAGATAACAATGTATTCAAGCTAGTACCGCTAGAACCACGGAAGTTCACCGTCCAGTTTGCACTTGCATTGCTTGTATAATACAGAACTGACTGAGTAGTTACGTCGTAGTTGATCGTTCCTGTAGCCGCTGTAGCAGACACAGTAATTGGCTCAATAGCGTCTGTAATTTTCATTGCTGCTGTAGACGATGAGCCAGTGAACGATTGCGTAGCAGTAAACGTAGTAGCTGTGCCAGGCGCTACGTAGTCAGTACCGGCAGTAGCAGCAGTAAAAGCTGAAGTGCCATTACCTTTTACGAGGCCTGTTAGCGTTGTTGCTCCGGTGCCACCATTACCGACTGGCAGCGTGCCTGTCACACCTGTAGTTAGCGGCAATCCTGTGGTATTAGTCAGCGTACCCGAACTAGGTGTTCCCAAAGCACCGCCTGGCGCAACAAAATCAGTGCCAGCAGTAGCTGCTGTGAAGGCCGATGTGCCATTGCCTTTCAACACGCCTGTCAGTGTCGTGGCGCCTGTACCACCATTAGCTACTGGCAGCGTGCCAGTCACTTGCGTGGCCAGATTGACTGTACCAGCAACCGTCTTCAGATTGCCGTTAGTGTCGAAGGTGCCGTCAGTCGTCCAGGTGTCACCTACTTGCAGCACCACTTTAGCCAGTGTGCGCTGAGTTGCGTTGTTGTCGTACTTAACGAACACCGTAACGGCTGCTGAGTCGCCGTTATAGATCGTAATGTCTTTAATGACGCGGCGGTTCGAGCCAGTCGGTGCTGGCACCACGGTCACATCAGTCGAGCCATTCAACGCGCCATCGGTTGCGCCCTCAGTAATGCCAGAGCCTGCATTGTCAGCGTAGGTCGCAACGAATGTGGGGTTAGTAGTGGCTGCCGAGGTGGACATTGCCACCTGTATGCTGATTGCGGTGCCGTCTAGTACCAAAGTTTTCATGTTTGCCTCTTAAGATAAGAACCAGGCGTATGCACCGCCGTCACCAGACCCACCGCCACCGCCCGTCGACGCGATCGTAATTGATCCAGCGCCATTCGTAATCGTTACGTTCGATCCTGCGGTCAGATTGGCTTTTTCCCACAGACTTGTCGTCTCATTGTAGATGAGCACTTGGCCGTTAGTTGGATTTTGAGCTGACACATTGTGTAGCTCGTCCATTTCGTAGCCATTTTGGACGCGTACATAGATGCGGCCATTGCCAGAGTTTGCTCGCTCAACCGTACCAATGTAGACCAAATGATTTGGCGCGTAAGGCTTAGTCGCCGTTAGCGTACCAGCTGTCGCGCCCAAATACAGCGTGTCCCCCGGCGAGTAAGCAGAAAGATTTAACCCATCTAATACGCCTTGGCACAGGATCATACCCGTCTGACCAGCAGCAATATCTTCAGCAGCAAGACCCAACGTCTTAGCTGATCCAGCATCGCTAGTGTTGTAGGCTAGTTTGACTGACACGCGGTCGCCTGACGCGCCGAACTGGTACACCGGCTGGCCTTTGCTGATCGTCGTTGCTTCAGCGTTGGTCGCGCGCGCATAGAGCGTTTGGCCAACATCCGCAGAGATCGTTGAAGTCAGGCCAACAGCTAAAGTCGTCTGGTTTGGATTCCAATACAGGCGCCCAACCGCGTTGGTGACGGTCGGCGTCGTATCAAAATCAACGTAGTTGGCCACACCCAGCGACGCGACGCCTGCCATATCGCCCGCGTCGCTAATAGTTACCGCGCTGTTTTGGATAATTTTGCCAGTCGTGCTGTCAAACCGAGCGATCGCGTTGTCAGTGGACGATGCGGGGCCTGTTACATCTCCTGTTCCACCACCTCCGCCGCCACCTGACTGCCACGACAGGTTAGTCCCGTCTGTGTAGAGGTATTTGCCAGAGTTGCCGGTCTGCTCTGGCAGACCTACGCCGCCAGTGCTGGTATTCACAATAATTTTCAGCTTCTCGGCGATGTCCGGCGGCAATACCTCGCCCGCATTGATCTGCCGACCATCCGACAATTCAATAACCAAGCTGTTGTCGAAGTCCAAAAACGCGTTTGTGACCGACACGCCGTCTTTACCGTCGATGCCGTCGCGCCCAGACTGTCCATCCACTCCATCGCGGCCGGGTCGGCCGTCTTTACCGTCCTTACCGTCGCGGCCAGGGCGGCCATCAATGCCTGGCGCGCCGTCTTGGCCATCCTTAATGTTGGCAACGCGTGTCTCGATTGTCTGGGCGACAGACTCGAACCGAGCATTGATGTCCAATTCGATCTTTTTCAGCGCGGCTACAACCGCTTGGACGTTCTCGCCGATCTTTTTCTTCTGGATTTCCTTGCTTTCGCGGATCGACTTTTGAACAGATTCAAGAACTTGTAATTTCTGTTCATCTGTCATCGAGTCCAAGTCAGGGATTATGCTCATTTAAGCTCCTCCCCAAGCTGCTCCAAGAAGTCATTCTCGACTTTTGTCATGTTTTCGCGCTTATTTTCCATCTGAAGCTCGACTATCTTGCTTTTATTTTTGATATCGGCTTCTTTCAGCATCAATTCAGCCACTTTGACGCGTTTATCAAACTCTTTAGCCGCCAAATCAGACTCAGAAGGCAGGTTCGCTGTCAATGCCTGATTGATTTTAGCCTGCACTTCGATTGGTTTTAGCTTCGTCTCAACCAATGTCTTCGTCGCTTCAGCACGATTTTGTTCGGCTTGCGTCTGATTGACCGCAATCTGCGCTTGAGCTGCCTGCATAGCCAGCTGTTGCTGCATCAGTTGCATCTGCTGCTGTTCCGGATTCGGCTGAGACATCTGATCCAGCGCGCTCATCAACTCCAGACGGTTCGAGAGGCTGCTGTTGGAGACGATGCCCTTCAAAATGATCGGCAAGACAGGCGTATCAGGTCCCAGCGTTTGCAGCAGACCAATGAATTGCTGTTGCTCATACTCGCGAGCCAAGATACCGAGCGTGCCTGTCGGAATGAAGTTCAAGTCGCGTGTCGGATAGCGCTCGGGGTCGAACTGCATGTAGCGGTACGCTGCTTTTTTGATGAACGGAATCAAGAAGTCTTCTTGGAAGTTCACCAGCGTGCGCTTGTACTTCTTAATGATGGTCGCAACTGCCATCGACATCGCAGCGCCGTTGCCGTCGCGTGAGACTTGACTGACCATGCCATTGCTGTCCATCGTACCCGTGGCTTGCAACAGCATGCGCTCGAACGTCTGCGCAGTAGCGATGTTCTCGGGGCTTGTCTGACCGAATTTGAACGGGAATAAAATCTCTTGCGGGTTGCCGTTAGTCAGCATGGCCTTGCCAGGCTTGACCTCAAACTTAGCCCCTCGCGGCAGGCGTGTGGCGTCCATGCCCATCATCGGCGCGGTTGTCAGCGCCAGCGAGTCCAGATGACTTCTCACCTGCGCGTCGATGGCCTTTTGCATGTTGTAGGCCTTCTCGATCGTCCCACGACCCAAGAGGCGGTTCGGCACGGTGTCGTCCTGGTAGCTTAAGACCGGACGGTCTTTCATCATGTAGGGCGTCTCTTCAGCCTTTAGCAGCATGCCGTCGTTGGCCACTACCACGATGGCTTCGACCATATCTTGATAGTCGTCTGCTGCTGAATCCTCAGGGAAGAGTTCCTCGATCTTGCCCCCGGCTTCCATCTCTTCAAGCTTAGTCAGATACTCGCGCGGCACCAGACCGTAGTACGTCAGCAGACGCACCTTCTCGTCTTGGAACTGCTGCACTTCTTGCGTGGGCTCTATCTGCGAGTCTTCATAGGTCGGAGTGATGTTGACCTTGCGGTAGATGCCTCGCTCGATGCCTCGCACGACCTTGTGGATCGAGACGTACTTCTCAATGGCCACACCCATGCAGTCGTCGATGGATGTGCCGTTAGGGTCGAACAAGAAATTCTTCGGATTCACCGGCACGAGCTTGACTGCTACGCGCGGTTTCTCGATCACGCCAATGGCTGCCTGGCCTTGCACGCCTGGGATCGCCTGCGTGGCAGGGATGTATTCCATCTCGGAGCCAACGACGATCTCACCAATGCCAGTGCCGTAAATCTCCGCCAAGAGCTCGATCTGATCGATCGCCTTTTTGATCTTGTCTTTCTTGAAGTCTTCGGAGAGTTGCGCGCGCAGCGCTTCGATGTCGATCGTTTGCTGATCGGCGTCTTGCAGGTCGTCTTCAATATCAAAAAACTCGCCAGAGCCGAAGATCGCTTCCATGATCTCCGCGTGGCGAGTTTCGACGGCTTGCTGTGCCGCAGGGGTGACAATTTTCGATCGTTCTGACTCGCGGGTCTTGTCCTCAGACGCCCACTCACCCCTGAAGATGCGCTCGTACTCTTCCCAGAGGCTTAAGTAGTTGGTGTCGCGCCAGTCGCGCCAGCGATTGCAGTGGTCGACCACAAAGGCTAGTAGCTCTTTGTCCGCTTCCGTCGGCTGATCGTAGTCGTTCTGATCCATTTAGTATCCTGCGATGATGTCTATAGGCTCCCAGTCGTCGCTCTGATCGTCTTCAAAGTAGCTAGTCACTGCCAGCTGGTCAATGTACGAGAGCGCATCGGGCAAGTCATCATGCACGCCTACTGCGGGAAACATGAGAAGCTGATCGAGAAACTCAGTCCAGTCTTCGTCTTGATTTAGGACAATCCGGCCGTGCTCAAAACGTCCCTGAAGGCTCCAGATGATCCTGTCCGCTTTCTTACGGTTGCCGTGCGTAAGGTCGATGATGTGGGAATATACATTATTCTTGCGCATTAAGTCACTTAAATACGGCAAAACCGCATTTTTCAGCGATCCGCGCTCAATGCCAACCGACAGCGGCCGGTAGTCGCGCATGGCTGTCAGAATCTTGACAGCTGTCTCTTTGATGTCCCAGCGCCCGTGGACGATCTCTTTGACGAACCACTGGCCCTCGTCTGTCACCTTGACGATTGCGATCGCCGTCTCATCCAGCCGCTTTTTCGAGTTTGCTGCCTGTTTGGCAACTTCTTCAAACCCAGCCAAGTCGACTGCCACGAAGTAGCTGCCGTAGTCGGGCTCTTCGCCATACTTGATCCAATCCTCTTTGAAGACGTCGGAGCCCGCGTTGTCGAAGGAAGCCATGTATTCCTGCTTGAACGCGAAGGTCGAGAGCGTCTTCTTGGCCGATTCGACCTCTTTGGGGTCAATCAGCGGGTTGTCCTTAGTGGTGAAGTGCCAGCTTTTCCAATCCTCGTCCTGGCCAGACTGGCCGAGCTTGAACAGATCGAAGAACCAATTGCGGCCCTTGGGCGTGCCGATGAACAAACCCCTGCCCTTTTTATCCGACAAGCTGGCTCGGATGACCTGCTCCCAGGCTTCGGGCTTAATGTCAGCCACTTCGTCCAATACCGCGTAGGTCAGCGACACACCTCGCAGGGTGTCGGGCCTGTCCGCGCCCCTCACATAGATGGTCGCGCCGTTGATTAGCGTGATGTCCTGATTATTCACGTGACTGCCCGCAATCACTTCCCGACCCAAGTCCAGCAAGACGTTCCAGATAATTTGCCGGGCCTGCCCGTTGGTCGGCGCCACGTACAGCACCGCTGACCCGGCTGGGCAGCGCAGTCCCTCGATCAGTAGCGTCGTGGCAGCCAGCCGGGACTTGCCGCAGCGGCGACCGGCGGCGACGACTTTGAACCTAGTGGAATCGGAAAAAACCGTTTGTTGCCAAGGCAGCAACTGGAACTGGAGGTCAGCCATTGGCGTCTTTCATTTGTACGTCGATGATCTCGGCTTGGGGTGCCGGTGCGTCGGGGCCGCCAATGCCGGTGATGTTAATCGTCACAGCGGCGCGCTGGGCGGCGGTCTTCTCGAACATACTGACCGGTAGCGCCCTCTCCATACAGAGCTTTAGCGCCGCCATCTGGCCAGGGTGGCCGTCTTCCAGCGCGATATCCAGCACTTTCTGGACTACCTGCTGCCCCTTGCCTTCGATCAGCATCTGCTTCAATTCTTTCAGACGCATGTTGTCCGTCTTGGGCAGAACGGCGGGCGGCACGTAGGGCGGGTCTTTGATTGGCGCGGGCACTTTGTCTCCTAGCGGAAAGTGGGTTGTTGGTAAATGCTGCCATCTCCTAGATACCGCCTTATACCCTGTCAATGCATTCCGGCGTGGCAGTCTACAGGTTTCAATTACCAACACGGCTGAGGACTGCTAGACCAGAATACTCGGCAAACCTCCCTCTGGTGAGGGGCGCACAGACTGCAATCTAAATTGCACTCCTGCCTTATTCCCAATCCTCATGCGTCTTGGCGCTGGATGAGCGCACGCCGTCTTTCTCGTGGCCGTGGTGCGGTCGGCCGTCCAACGTGCGCCCATGCGCGGATTCTAGCGCTTGCTGCGGGGAGCTGCCAACTTTTTTGTTGTGGGAAGGGTGTTTGCCTATTTGGCCGTTTTTCCTTTTGGTGTGGGGGAGAGGGTACCCAAAATTTTATGAGGCCAGCAGACCCCTCCCCCCCTATCAAAATAGCAACAAATTGCAGGTAAACGGCCGAAAACCGCCAGAAAACGGCCGAATAATCGTTTTACATAACGTACGTTATGTGCACGCACAATTGCAGGCGGATTGCAGGCGGGCG